ATTCTGGTTATAAAAGTTTTAACGGAATATCAGATAGTTTTATAGCCACCGTTCTTGTGGGTAATCGTCTTAGGGGAATAACAAATGATGGGGTCAACTGTTGGGGATAACAGATTTACGAGTGGGTAATTTAAAATTAGAAGGGAATACAATTTCGACAATAGATTTAGACGGTAATCTTTTACTGGCTCCTGATGCGGCCGGACTTATCGATGTAACGACAAGGAGAATTATTAATGTTGAAGATCCTGTAGATGTTCAAGATGCGGCGACCAAACAATATGTTCTGGATGAAACTTTTTATAATAGTAATGGTGGTTTTGATGCCACCCCTCGATCAGTTGAAGGAATAAATGAAGCTGACCTAACCATAACAATGAATGATCTCACTAATGCAACTTTTAATGAGAGAACATTTTTAACTTTAACTAAAAATCAATTCTTTCTTGGATATGAAACAGGAAGTGGTGGAATTCCTGATAAGACATCAGCTTTCTTTTTTACTGACACATTTATTAAAATAATTGACGATCTTAATCTGAAAGGAATGACTTATGCTGCTGACTATTCTTCAAATGGAAGTTTAGATAATCGTTGGATACCGGATAAAGAGTATGCTGATTATTCTTTGGATTCTTCAAAACTTAAAATTGTACGTTTAAAATCTGACTTGCCGGCTCCTGTTGCTGGAGTAATAACTTCAGACCTAAACAGACTTTATTGGTTGCTTGAAAGTGTGGACCTGGGAACGGATCGACTTGTTCTTTCCTCCGGTGCTTCTTTGCAAGGTGTAAGAAACTCAACGGATGGAAATACAGTTCTTTCAGGGACCGTTAATTCGCCTGATTCTTTAATTTCTGCTTCCGGTCAAGGGACATATCTTGATATTCAATTTGAAAATTTAGGCACAGGCGATGTTTTTAATTTTGATCCCGGAACTACAGAATTTCAAAATATAATTTCCAGGAGAGTCAATTTTGTAGGAGGAGCATTCAGAATGCAAAATAAGGCATTTGCTTGTCCCTTCTTTAATTGTAATTTTACGGGTGGTGCTTCGATAATTGTAGATGCTAATGCCGATAGTGATTTTGTTGGACTATTTGACGCATCCCTTTTAAGTGATAATGCCGATGGAGATATTTTAATAAAAGTTGAAAGCGGAGCACAATTAGGCCGCATTCAAATTGTTTCGTCTGCCTTTGTTCAACAGTCGGCATCTACAGCAATCTTGATTGAAGATAATGTGCCGATGGAATTTTTAGACCTTCTCAATGCAGGGTTCAATCAATTTAATTCTGATTCTATTGCTCTGCAAGTTGATGATCCAGATGCTATTGAACTAGGACTTATCCCCGATACTCAGTTTGGGCCATTGGGTGTTTCTTTAAGGGCTGATCCAACATCAGATGCTACTATTCCTTTCAATCCAGTCGTTAATTTTGGGGTTGATTGTATGCTTTTAAATGGGAATATGTTTATATCTGATTTTAACCCCAATTCTGGTTATAAAAGTTTTAACGGAATATCAGATAGTTTTATAGCCACCGTTCTTGTGGGTAATCGTCTTAGGGGAATAACAAATGATGGGGTCAACGTAATTGTATTAGATGATACTGGAGATACAGTAAATGTTATGACTGGGGTTGGGCTTCCGGTGGACTTTACATTTGCTACTCCAGGCACGAATCCCAGAGGTGCAGCTTTTGATGGGGAAGACCTATGGATTATGAATGAAGCCCCTAATATGGTTTTTCAGATGGATGGCTTAACAGCGACCGTTAAAAATTCTTTTGCAGTAACTGGAAATACAAGTGGGATAGATATAGATGGGACAGTGGTCATAGTAAGTAATACTACAGATAAAACCTTGGATTTTTATACGCTTGGTGGAACATTTTTATACAGTTTTCTTTCACCTACAAATACTAACAGTTCGGTAGGTATTGCTCACCAGGAAGATCAATACATTATACTCGATTCTAATGATAGGGATATTCTTAGGTATGATAAAAATATCCCATTTCATCAAGGATCAAAAACCTGGCTCGTAAGAGAAAGTAATATTACAGGTTCTTCTACAAGAATTATTACCCGATTTCAAGTTTCGGGGGGTGTGGCGATTCTTGCGACCGCCGGGATATTCCGGAACATTTCAGACAGCGGCGCAACTATTGTTTGGGGTGCCACTGCGGGAGGATTTGAAAAATTCTTTGTGTCCGATCCTCTAACGGGAAAAACTACATATTCAGGTAAACGTGCAATTTCTATATTTATTTCTCCTGCCACGCGATTTGAACGAGTAACGGGTGTGAGTGTGACGGTTGATATTGGTATATTTTTAAATGGGATTTTGATTGATGCGTCTTTAGTTTCAATTACTTTAGATTCAGGAGATATTTTTAATCTTACCTATCCCAGTTTTGTTTTAAGGTTGAATGAAGGAGATGAAATAGAACTGATGTTTAAAAGTTCTCTTTCTGTATCTATAAGATTTTTCGGTGGGGTTATTTCGATGGGAGCGTTAAATGGCTGACCATTTGGGAAGAACAATTGTCTCAAAGATTATGGCTGGACTTAAACACAACAGCCAGAAGATAGCTCGGGATACGGCGTTACCTCACCATAAAATCATTCGATTGATTCATGGTGATGAACCTTTTACTACTGAAATTGCTGAGAAATTCAGTAATGCTTTTCCCGAAATAGAAATAACCAAAGACGATTGGATGGATTTGAAGAGGGTCTATGATAATGAAAAGGAACCAGACCCTCCCAATCATCCTGGATGGTTTGTAACTCGAAAGATAATGGCAGGATATTATGATTCGGAGGGAGCATTTAAAACTCCCAACAGTCGTGAACTTGCTGAGATATTAGGTGTGGAACATGATGAGGTTCTTGATCTCATTCATTTAAAGTCATCTATGAATCAAAGGATGGCAGATAAATTAGAAGCAACTTTTCCAAATGTGGGTATTTCTTCCGATGAGTGGATGGAAATGCAAACAAATTATAAACCTGAAGAAGAACCCGAGGTATAGAAATGAATTTAACCAAAGAAGAAGCGCAATATGTTTTGAATGCTGTTGATACTCATATCAAACAATATGGTATCAAGGTCGCGGCAATGGGTTCTATCGTTGTTTCTAAACTGGCTGAAAATTTAAAACTGCAGGAGAGTCTCAAACCTCATACAAATGGGAAGAATCCCCAAGCAGGGAAAAATCTCAAGAAAGAGAAACAGGCTAAATAATGGCAGGAGACAAAGATTTTATTCAGGGTGCAATCAAGAAACCTGGGGCATTGCGTAAAAGCCTGGGGATTAAAAAGGGAAAGACAATTCCCGCAAAGACCCTAGCGAAAGCCGCGAAGAAAAAAGGCAAGCTCGGGCAACGTGCCAGGTTTGCAGAAACCCTGAAAAAGCTGAGAAAGAAAAAGTAAATGGCTCAACCGATTAAAGCCGTAGCATACCAATTCCCGGCTGTTGAATTGACCGATATTTTTGATCCTCAATTCTATATTGTGAATCCTACAATAGAAGTGGGCGATTTCAAATTGAGCAAGGATTTTGGGGCTTTGACTAATCTTGATGTTTTGCCAGTAGTTGATCCTTCAGGTTCTACCAGTGTCAAGATAAATTTGACCGGCGCCGAAATGAACGCGGACAAGATCGCGGTTTTCGGGAAGGATCCAACCGGCGAATGGGGAGATATCAATTTAACCATTGATGTTCCTATATCAAATGCTCAATCGGCTGTTGATATCCTGGAAGGTGACAGGATCGAAACGAGCACCAACTACAAGATTTTCAAGAAAGGAACGGCAACCGAATTGGTAGATAAAGATATTACCGGCAGTTTATTGGATCCATCCGTGACCATTAGCACTTTGGATGCGTGAGATGTCCTCATTTCCTTTATTTACATTGCATTGGGGATTGGTCAATCGGTCTGTGGTCGAGAGAATTTCAGGAGTGACTCCCCGGGGGAAGGTACTGAAACCCATTAAAGGTGTTGCCGTAAATAAAGGAGTGGGGGGAGGGTCGATTAAGAAACCGTTGGGCAAAGGAAGCACTCCAATTATTAAAGGACGGTCAAGGGTAAAAACCATCAAAGGAGGGGGAAGGATTTGTTGATATGCCATTAAAAACAGGTAAATCTCAGAAAGTTATCAGCCAGAATATTAGCACTGAGGTAGCGGCTGGCCGGCCACAGAAACAGGCGGTTGCAATTGCGCTCAGTAAAGCCGGAAAGTCACGGAAAAAGAAGAGCACCACTAAAAAGCGCATGCTGAAACCGAGAAAGAAGAAATAAATGTCAGCTATCACAGTAATCAGACAGGGAGGGTCATTACCCTTTATTTTTGACAGGGATGGGGAGGATATCACCAACTTTGTTTGTTTAATAGAAGTCAAACAATTCCCTTCAGATACGGCAATAATCTCTCGAATCATCGAACCGGTAGGGAATGAATGGCCTGGGTTCCTTACTTCAACGGAAACAGCGGCATTGGCTGAAGGGCTTTATTGGTTGATCGCAAAAATAACCAATTCAATTACCGATGAGGAACGGCAGATTCCAGAACGGTTCAACGTCACCACGGCATGGTTATAAATTAACAATTAAATAAGGAGCAATCATGGCAGATCATCCAAGTTCGCATCGAGGAAGAAGGAACGGAACAAGGCCAGGAAGGCCGAATGGAACAAGAAGAGGCCGAAAGCCTAAAAAGGGAAGAAAATAATGACTGAGGAAATCATAGACGAAGAATTATCGGACCGGCATCAGGCATTTGTTGATGAGTATTGCATCAGTCGAAATGCGACCGAAGCCTATCAGAAAGTTTATGACTGTTCCTATGAGGTGGCAAATAATAGAGGTTCTGTCTTAAAGAAAAAACCGGGAGTTGCGGCCGCAATTGTTGAGGCAATGGAAGCCTCATCCAAACGGTGTCAGATTGACCAGGATTGGGTTTTAACCAATCTAAAGGAAGGGGTCGAACGATGTATGCAACACACGCCAGTATTGGATAAAGAGGGAAAGGAAACCGGAGAATACACCTTCCAAGCAGCCCCAATGTTTAAAGGAATTGAACTGGCAGGGAAAAACTTAGGAATGTTTAAGGAACGACATGAACATTCAGGCGAATTGAAAGTAACTAAAATTGAACGAGTGATCAAGAATGACAATCCTGCAGATTGAAACAGCACCGATATTAGAACCGATGCTGGAACCGAGTCGGTATAAAGCCATTTATGGTGGCCGTGGTGCTTTGAAGTCTCATTTCTTCAGTGAACTGGGAATTGAACGGTCATTGATGCAACCAGGATTCAGGATGGTTTGCGTGCGTGAAGTGCAGAAGTCGTTGAAAGAATCTGCCAAACGGTTGATTGAAGACAAGATTGACCGATTTGATTTGAATGGAGAATTCAGGGTGATGAATGACAGTATTGAAACGCCCGGAAGGGGGATTATTTCTTTCCAGGGATTGCAGGATCAAACCGCAACATAAATTAAATCTACCCGATTGAGTTCCAGGTTCCACGCTCTCCGCGTCCAAGGTTCATACGCAGACACAGGATCTTCCCCAGGGTAAGACTTCTCAAAGGATTCAGGAGTAAATGGGAGCAATTCTGTCACCCTTCTAGCATCTCTTTTGTCAATTCTTTGCGCTCCTCGATCCCAATAAACAGAATTGTAAGCATTATAAATCGGACGCCATTCAATACGCTGATTATCGTTTTCCATATCTTCTTCATCCACAAACCGAGTAGCCAATTTGAAAGCGCCGGTCCCGCATTTAGCTGTTTCGGTAACAGCATTATCCGTAGCCATCTTTCCCGAATTCTGCTGGAAATCAGCGAAATAGATACCGTTTATCAGTTCCGCATGTTCCTCCGAAGTCTTGGAATCATCGGGCTTGTAATTGACTCCAACCCGATTGAGGTTCCATTCGGCTATGAATCGATGCAGGAATCCACTGATAAGGTTGACTTCCATCTTGATTCGATCATTGAATTCAAACTCAACGAAGTCTTCCCACATTCCCCCATCCACATCCATAAACCGCATATCTTCATTGGCATTGTCGCGCTGTTCCCAGGCAACATCGGAATCATTGGCGATATCTAGTTTATATTGCTGAAAAAGATCCTCATCATCTTTTGGCAAATCGCTTTTCTTTGTGACTTCTAATCCTTCACCCATATTTATGCCCTATTTCTTTTATTCGGGATTCGTATTGATGGTTTATTACTTAAAAAATTACCGATTGTAGTTCTTTCCTCCGCAGGTTTAGCACTGAATTTATCCCCTGCACCCAACCGGTTCTTATTGGGAATGAAAATTCGTTCCACTTTTTCCACCTTCTTTTTCGTCATGGAAGGAAATAACCGCGTGAATGCCCAAACCAACGCATCGACTCTATCCGGTGATCCTTCGCCTTCAAATCCACCGGCCGTCATTTTGCACATCTGATCTTCGAGCTCATTGAAGGTTCCAACATGGGAAATCTTATCCAATTGATACAATGAGGATATCGGTTCAGCCCGAACGTGCTTCCCACGGGTTGCCCTAACTTCAAAGATTGGCAGATTAGGTCGAATAGCCTGGAGATTCTTTCTTACCAAATCCCCTCCCTGGTTGATCTCAATCACAATCTCATCGGCTTCCCATTTATCAAATGCTGCTACCGTCCTGGTTCCCCATTGCTCAGGTGTGCCATGCAATGATAAATCATCAAGAACATACCCGCGCTGATCTGCTCCAATACCGGCCACGATGATTCCATGCTCGTTGCTATTTTCCTCACTTGATATCGCATGATCCACGGAAACAACAATCTTCTGCATTTCAGGGGTTTCATTGCGCCGATTAGCGTGAAGATTCTGCCTGTTCCAAATGGCTCCTACGGCCATCGGTTCGTATTCTCCAAGCCAGATATGAGCGTAACGACCTGGGTTATTCTTTAAATCAAATAGACGCTCCTGTTCCAATACCGCCGGGAACCAAGGGTTATCTTCATAGGTGGTCTTGATAATGATTGCATTCTTAGGCACTTCCAAACCACGGAACAAATTGTCAACAGGATCACTGGAATTTCTGGGATTCCAGGAACACCATATTTCCGAGCCTTCCTTCCGGATTGTCGGCCGCAAATATTCCATTGAGCGTTTAGATGAGGTCTGCGCTTCTTCTACCCACGCCACATCATATCCTTCCAAAGATTTAATCGATTCAGCGGTGTGATCCTGCAATCCCTGGAAAGAAATAATCCCCCTTCCGGGCGTTTCAATACTGTCATTCATCACCCTGAATTCTCCATTCAAATCAAATCGGTCAATCTTGTCTTCAATCAACCGTTTG